CTAAATTCACTTTGTAAGTTCGATTGTGTTATCGTTAGGCTTTTTATCCTAACTTCTCATACTTATTATTAATATGAGTCCCGCATATGTCATTACCCACTTATTTCAGTTGGGGTATGAACCACTCGTGGAGATATTTTTGCTTTCTTAACGCTCAATCTCTATGCTGTACGGTGACTAGTGATGCTCTAGTTTACCTCGGCGGGGTCATTCCAGATTTTCGCCGATTTTGGTTCATTCCTATCATCAATTCCTTGATGTAGGGGCTTGTTTGTAAAATATAAACCTTTGTAAGGTTTTCCTGTTTTTACTGATTTACCAATACA